AAAAAGTGGCTCTTCCGAAGAAAGTCAATGCGGGACCTTTTGAAGTAGAACTTATTCTTATTCCCCATGAGGTGGCTTATGAATCATCGGACTACCAAGGAAGTTTCGTTAGTAAGCCTCCCTTAAAAATTTATCTGGATGAGGACATAATTAATCTAGGGGGAAAGGATGCCATTAATGTGGTGATGCATGAAATGCTTCATGTGGGTTATTATCAATACCATCTCAAGGACAAGGAGGAGGAAACTCTGGTAAATTCTGTAGCCAATTTTTTAACGGAACTGCTGTCGCGTTCAGAATTGAAAGAGTGGATAATAGACAACATGAATAAATGAATAATTCATCCCTTAAAACTAAATCCAATGACAGTATTACTCCCCCCTCTATAAGAGTGTTTGTAGCCACTCCGTGTTATGGAGGGATGATCACCGTCAATTATTTTGAAAGTTGCATGAAATTAATGGCCGAGTCCATACGAAAAGGAGTGGGGTTGCAGTTTGCCACCATTGGAAATGAATCATTGGTGACTAGGGCTCGTAACACACTGGTTCAGTTGTTTATGGATGATAAAAAAGAATACACGCATTTGATGTTTATTGACGCCGATATTGGTTTTGATTACAACACGATCTTTCGTATGTTGGACATAGACAAGGAAGTGGTGGCTTCCATCTATCCCCGCAAGGCTATTGATTGGAGAAAGGTAAAAAAGAAAGCTCAAGAAAAACCTGATGTCACACCCGATGAACTCCACGCTTTTTCATTAGAATATAATTTAAATGTTAAGAATCCCGAACGTGTTGAAATGAAACAAGGTTTTATTGAAGTTATGGATGCCCCAACAGGCTTTATGCTCATAAAACGAAATGTCTTTAATAAAATGAAAATGGCCTATCCTGATCTCAAGTTCACCAATGACCAGCATTTGGGACAGCCTCATGAAACCAAGTTCAAGTACCATGACACATCGGACTGGAACTACGCCTTTTTCGACACAATGATTGATCCAGATTCCAAAAGATACTTGTCAGAAGACTATGCATTCTGTAGATTATGGCAGAAGATTGGTGGTACCGTTTATGCGGACATAATGAGCGGACTAACGCATTATGGAACCTATGCTTTCAAAGGAAATGTAGGCACTCAATTCTTGCCACCAGAGAAGAAGTAACTTATTATACACTATTATGGAACTGACCGATTTAAAATTTCAACCAGGAATAGACAAGCAGGATTCACCTTATGCGGCCGGTGATGATCGACGCTATGTGAACTCTGATTTTGTTCGGTTTCATTACGGAAAACCAGAGCGTTGGAACGGATGGGATTATCTTCCTAATCCTAATACAACAATCGTGGGCGTGGTCCGTGATACGCATGCGTGGCTAAGTCTGGACGGAACAAGGCATCTTGCCTTGGGAACCGACAGGAAACTTTATGTTTTTACGGGAGGAGTGTTTAATGACATTACCCCCATACGATCAGGACCAGATTCCCTTACCAATCCTTTCACGACCAACGGTACGACGACCGTTTCCGTAGCTGATGCGGCGCATGGAGCTAGTCAGGGAGATTTTGTGACTTTTGATTCATTCTCCACCCTTGACGGCTTGGACATGAATAATGAATTTGAAATCACCACCATCACGGATACGGATAACTACACCGTTACCCATACAGACACAGCCTCGGGATCCACGTCAGGTGGAGGAGGAACAGGAAATGCTAATTATCAACTCTCTATTGGAGAATCAACATCCACTTTTGGATATGGATGGGGTACCTCCACATGGGGAGCCAGTACATGGGGAACAGCCCGTTCATCATCTAGTGTGGTAATTTACGCACGAAACTGGTCACTTGATAATTTTGGGGAGGACTTGATTGCAACGGTCATTAATGGCGGAACTTATAAATGGGATCTTTCAGGAGGTGTCTCTAACAGAGCGGCAGTTGTTACCAACGCGCCGACAGCGTCTCGGTTTAGTTTAGTATCGGCCGATACAAGACATTTGTTTTGTTTAGGAACAGAGACAACGATCGCAAATACAGCCACGCAGGATGACTTATTCTTTAGGTGGTCGGATAGGGAAGACCTTACGGATTGGACTCCCGTGGCGGCCAATGAAGCGGGATCTCTTCGTATTGCGGATGGATCAAGAATTATTGGAGCGGTCAAATCAACAGGACAAATACTTGTGTGGACGGATAAATCCTTGCACGGTATCCAATTTGTTGGAACACCTTATACTTTTGGACAGCGTCAATTAGGTGCTAATTGCGGATTAATCGCTCAGCATGCCTGCATAGATGTAAACGGTAGAGCTTACTGGATGGGAGAAAATTCCTTTTACATGTATGATGGTGTGGTTAAAAAAATGCCTTGTTCCGTACAGGACTTTGTGTTTGATGACATCAGTTTCACTAATAAAAATGACATTGCATGTGGACTAAACACCGAGTTTAATGAAATTTTTTGGTACTATGCTACCGCCAGTGCCACTCAAATTGACGCAGGGGTTGTCTATAATTATTTGGAAAACACATGGTATACCATCAGCCTTGACCGTACGAGTTGGTTAGCCGCTGAAATATATGAACAGCCTATCGCCACTCAATACAGTACAACTTTAACGGCTAATTCCGCGACTATTATGGGTTTAACGGCGGGAGCCTCTTATACATATGAACACGAGAAAGGAAATAATCAGGCCGATGGTACGGCGATTAGTGCAAGCCTGACTACGGGCTCCATTGAAATTGCCTCAGGGGATAATCTCATGTCTGTCAGCAAATTCGTTCCTGACTTTACTAATCTAACAAATAATGTTGCTGTTACATTGACTCTGGAACAATATCCACAATCAGCATCTAATGTGACAACAACAGGAAACGTCACGTCTTCAACACAGAAAATTGACATACGGGGAAGGGGAAGGTCCGTGAACCTCGCTTTTGTATCCAATACTGTGGATGATACGAACTGGAGGCTCGGCTCCATGAAACTGCAGCTTAGACCAGACGGGAGGAGATAATGGCTAAAATTACCATTACACGTTTACCTAACGCGACACCCGAGTATGAAAGTGGTCAGTTTGATCAAATGATCCGTCTTTTGGAGCAAATTATCTTGGTGCTTAATACTTCCTATGCTCAGGACATAGAAGAACAAAGTAGCGGAAGGAGTTGGTTCCTTGGCTGATACATATAAAAATATTGGCCTAGATATGACCACTACTGGTCCTACAACCATTTACACTGTTCCAACGGCTAATCCAGGGGCATTACCCCCTGTTTTTCCAACCACAGCCGTAGTTAAATCTATCCTCATATGCAATGATTCTGCTAACACCACCGAGTATACCATAGAATGGACTGACAGTAGTGCTTCGGCAACCTATAAAATTACCAACGATAAGACCATTGCTACCGATACGACCTATGAAGTTTTATTACAGCCTCTGGTTCTGGAGGAATCGGACTTAATTAAAATAACTGCGAATGCCGCCAATGAGATTCACATTACAATGAGCTTTTTAGAAACAACAAAAGGAGCACTCTAATCGAACTTCATTCATTATTTATTACCCCTGTTTTTTCAGTAAATTTCACCACTGGCGATTATGGTGACTTAATTAAAGCCATCCGAGAGGTTCAAAAAGAAGATCCAAAAGGGATTCAAAAAACAAATCAAGGAGGATGGCATAGTCGTGACGATCTTCAAGAGGACAAGCGTTTTGGTGTCATTAAAGCGGATATCATTCACTACTGCATAGAAGCATTGGATCATTTAAGGGTAGAGGATCACTGTGAACCTGAGCTTACTGGTATGTGGGCCATGATCAATGGTCCAGGAACCTATAACAAATTGCATTCTCACCCCCATAATTATCTCTCGGGAGCTTTTTATCTGCAAGTTCCAGAGAACAGCGGAAAATTAACTTTTCATAATCCTCGCCCCCAATCTGAAGTTCTTGCCCCTCCTATGAAGACGGATCAATCCATTCATTTAGCCCCACGCGTGGGGTGGCAGCCAAAAGTTAAGGACTTGCTTATTTTTCCAGCATGGCTTAATCA